ATTCGATGGAATCGTGGTGGACGAGATCGCGATGATGCCCCCAGCAATCTGGGAGGTTCTACGCCCCGCTCTGTCTGACAGAAAGGGATGGCTGATAGCAATTGGAACTCCAGCAGGCCATAACGCGTTCTTTGATCTTTTTGAAAACGCACGTACATCAAAGGATTGGTATTCCTCTGTATTCAAGGCGAGTGATACGAAAATCATAGATGAGGAGGAGTTAGAAGCCTCAAAGGCTCTCATGTCTCCAGAACAGTATGAGCAGGAGTTTGAATGCTCCTTTGACGCAGGCGTTCTTGGAGGTGTCTATACCCGCGCAATGTCGGATATTACCGACAAGGGACAGATTACGCAAATCGAGTATGATCCACAGTATCAAGTCAACACGTATTGGGACTTGGGCATTGGGGACGCAACAGCAATTTGGTTTGCACAGAATGTGGGAAATCGCATTCATCTGATTGAATACTATGAAAACTCAGGCCAGAGCTTGGAGCATTATGTCAAGTATCTCGCGAGCAAGGATTTCAAGTATGACAATCACTACGGACCTCATGATTTAAAAGTGAGGGAATTGGGATCAGGGCAAAGCAGAGTGGAGATTGCAAACAATCTTGGACTCTATTTTACCATTGTTCCAAAGCTGAGTATCGAGGATGGCATCAACGCAGCACGCATGATATTGCCACGTTGCTACTTTGACAAGGAAAAATGCAAACTAGGACTCGAGGCATTACGCCAATACGCCTGGGAACGGAACGACAGAACAGGGCACATTCAGAACAAGCCAAAGCATACGTGGGCATCTCATGGCGCCGACGCGTTTCGCTATCTCGCAGTAGGGCTGAATCAGTCCACTCAGTTTGCAAGTAACATAAAATATCCAAAGATGGGAATAGTATGACGGCAGGAAGACCAGAAATATATAGTGAGGAATTAGTGGAGAAAATCTGCGATCGCCTCGCTTGTGGTGAAGCAATACGATCCATTACATCCGACAAAGCTATGCCCAGTTGGGAAACAATACGAACATGGAACAAGACAAAGCAGGGATTTCAGGAAAAGTACAGTAGAGCAAAACAGGAGGGCATTGAGTATATACTCTCCGACAATCGAAAAAAGGCTCTTGATACGTATGAACGCTCCAAACAGCGTGGACGTGTAGGGCTAGAGGAAACTCATGCACTTAAACTTCTGATGCACGATGCACATTGGACGGCAAGTAAGCTCGTGCCAAAAGTGTATGGAGACAGACAACAACAAGAACTCGTAGGGGCTGATGGTCAGCCTTTAGTAATAAGATGGGAGAAATAATGGGAACATCAAGCGGAAAAAAATATCATGGAAGATTGAGATTTGGACCAGGTTCTGAACGCAGCAAGTACAGAGTAGCTGGATATGATGCGACTATCAATCGTATGGATGCGGAAGCGCAACCAAACGACAAAAGAAAATATACAGCCGTACCAAGTGAACCAAAAGTTTGGGCAACAACCAAAAATCTAACTCGTGGTAAAATATTTGATCCAGACAGGATACACGCTAAAATCTGGGGAAAAGCTTAATAAATCATGGCAAAAATGCGAGATTCAGAGATACTCGCTTTGCTCGGTCAACAACTCGATCAATCACTAGGATATCTATCAGGCAAAATTCCACAGGAACGTAGAGCTGCCTTTAAATACTATCTTGGAGAACCATACGGTAACGAAGTTGAAGGTCGATCACAAGTAGTATCCCAAGACGTACTAGAAGTGATTGAAAGCATTTTACCGTCTTTGCTACGCATTTTCACTGCTGGAGAGCAGATCGTAAGATTTGAACCCAAGGGACCAGAGGATCAGCAGGTTGCAGATCAGTGCACCGATTATGTGAACTATGTCTTTATGAAGGACAATCCAGGTTTTCTCATTTTATATAATTTATTCAAGGATGCTCTTTTACAGAAAAATGGTTTCGTCAAACATTTTTGGCTGGAAGAAGAAAAGAAAATAGAAGAAGAATATCAACAACTTACAGACGTTGAATTTCAAGCCTTACAAATTGATGATGAGGTGAGTATAGACGAACATGACGAGGAAGAGGTAGAGACAGACATAGGCATAGAATTTATTCACAATGTCAAGATTACACGGACAAAGAAGGTAGGTCGAGTAAAAGTTGATAGTGTTGCTCCAGAGGATGTGTATGTTGCACGTAACGCAGTGAACATTCAGGATGCCCAATTCTTTGCACATCGCTTATTCAGAACTCGTACTCAGCTTTTGGACATGGGATATTCCAAAAAAGTTGTTGACAAGCTTCCAACTTATACAAACAGTTTTTACAATCAGGAACACACAACTAGAGAATTATACGAAACAGCAGATCCACAGATAGAATTTCAATCCATTGACAAGTCAACGGACTACATAGAACTGATGGAATGTTACGCTCGGTTAGATTACAACAAAAACGGTAAAGCACAGCTACGTAAAATTACGATGGCTGGAAATAGAAATCACATATTGGATAATGAACCAATAGATGACATTCCATTTTCCATGGTAACTCCAATTCCAATGCCTCACTTGTTCTTTGGAATGAGTGTGGCGGATTTGGTCATGGATCTCCAACTGATAAAATCAACGGTGCTTCGCCAGACAATGGACAATATGTATTTGCAGAACAATGCAAGAAACGTTGTCATTGATGGACAAGTGAATTTGGATGACTTAATTACATCACGACCTGGTGGAATTATTCGAGTGAAAGGACCAGGAGCGGTAACACCTTTGGCAACTCCTAGTTTCTTGAATGAAGGTCTTGCCATGTTGGAAAAAATTGACCAACTGAAAGAGGCACGTACAGGAATTTCCCGATCTCAGATGGGAGCCGATCCAAATGTGATACAAAAGTCGCACACTACAGCCACAGGCGTAAATGCAATGGTTAATGCTGCAACTCAACGTATTGAGTTGATAGCTCGTATCTTTGCAGAAACGGGTGTGAAGGATATGTTTCGTAACATCATGCATCTCGTAACAAAATATCAGGATGAGGAACGAACCATCAGGCTTCGCAATCAGTTCTACAAAATGAATCCAAAAGACTGGCAGAACTATGACATGGATGTATCCATTCAAGTTGGTCTTGGAACAGGAAACACCGATCAACGAGTGAATTTATTGGCACAAATACTCAATATTCAGCAAATGTTGATCAAAAATGGTGGTTATGGACGTCTCATAGATGAACAAAAAATCTATAATACGCTTGAAAAACTGGTTATTAATGCTGGTTTCAAGTCAGCAGAGCCATTTTTTGTCAATCCAGAAACAGCACCACCTCCTCAACCACCTAAACCAGACCCTGTGATACAGGCTGCAATGGCGGAACTACAATTAGAGAAGGAAAAAGCCATAGCTCAGTTCAAACAAAAACAGGAAGAACTCATGGTTAAGCTGAAAATGAAGGAAATGGAACTAGAAACTAAACTGAAAATTGAAGCAGAAAAGCTTGATTCAACAGAATTACGTAAAGCTGCAGAGATTGAGACTGCCTTAATCAAGACCAATGGTGGAATATAATGGCTAACGGACAAATTGCAGGATTATTGGGAACAGGACAGCCAGGATTTGGACTGTATGACTACACCTATTCACTTCCAAACTACAATACACTCTTACAAAGTGGATTGACGGAACAGCAAATTGCCAATCTTGATCCAAGATTTTCTACCTTTAGTCAATTTCCTTACCAGGCTCAACCCAATCCACAATTAAACTATCCCCAATACGGAGTAGTACCACAGGTACCAGGAATTGAACCAGTTGTTACGGATACTGTTACAGATACAACAAGTGAGAGTATAACACCAAGTGGAATTGATTATAGATCCGATGTTAAAGACACCGTATCCACTCCTTATGGAGATTTCAGTACGGATGATCATACCCAGGATGTTTTCACTTATCCAAGTAACAAGCCAATGAATCAAATGAGTGAACAAGAACTCATGGCGTATGGAAAAGCAAAAGGATACATAGATCAAGATTCTTTAACACTCATGGGTCCAATGCAATCAGACACAGGTAAATTGGGAATATGGGGAAAGGCATTACAGGACCCCGCTCAAAGGATGAACGACAAGAAATATGGTTGGTTCATGGAAGCATTACAGAACAAGGGAATGATGCTCGGTGGAGGAGTTGACAGTCCAGGATTTGCACAGTTTTCTCAGAAGTATCAAGCTAATTTAGACAAGGCAAATCATGCCAATATCTTGTTGGGAAATATTGGATCAACACAGAACAAGAAAATACCAGGAACGTTTAAGTATGTTCAAACTTTGGTGGATCAATACGCCCCTGCAGGTAAAATCACAGGTGATAATAAATATTCAGATTCTATCGTCTATCATACAGGATCTGGTGGACACTACAATTATGATGGAAACTTTATAAATCATTATGGTCAACAACAAGCCTTTGGTTCCTTGCAAGACGCAGTGGACACCATCTTGGCTGCAGCAAAATCTGATAAAGGATCAACAGTACCAGAAAAGTTTTTGACAAGTAAGTACAAAGACACTATTAAAAAACTTATCAAAAGAGGAGATTTTACAGAAGAATATGGAAATCAAATCATAGGTGCTATTAATGAAATCAATAAAAAACCTACAAAAACTAAAACAGAGAAGAAAAAATTAGTAACAGTATCAACTAAAATGAGAAAAGATTTATCTGAGAAAGATAAGGGTGGTGTAATTGGAGTTACAAGAACTGGAGACAAAACAGTTGTAGTTAAACAAAAACCAAAGAAATCTACTAAACCACAAGCACCTCCAGGACAACCTGTATCAGGACCACATAAAGGATATGGCCCAAAAAAAATGACAAAAACTAAATATGGAAAAGCTTATTAATGAATTTTGAAAAAGAAAAGTCTAAAGGCATACAAGCTAAAAGACTACTAAATGATGAGATTTTCACCAGTGCGGTGAAAAGAATCCGTCAGGCGATTGACCTTGAATGGAAAAATTCGCCTATGCGTGATTCGGAAGCACGAGAGTGGCTTTATACACTCTCAAAGGCTTTAGATATGATTGTCAACGAGAT